CGGGCCTTAACTTCCTGACAGATAAGGTTCAGACGATTGCTTTGGCAGTCAAAAGCATCACCTATGTCATTCCCCTCGACCATAAGAACAGCCCTTTTAGGGAGGGTGAAAAAGATCGAGAGGAGGTTTGGTCCCTGCTTCAATCCATCTTAGAAAATCCCAAAAATAGAAAGGTATTTCATAATGCTAAGTTTGATTTAAAGTTTCTTCTAAGCCACGGTATCAATACCGTGAATGTGTGGGATACTAAGATCATGCACCACTTCCTTAATGAGACAGCACCTAAGAGCCTGATGGATTTGGTCAAACTATACTTTTCTGATGAGTTGGAGAACCTCTAATGTTAACGATTAAGAACCCTAAGACTTTCGACTGGGCTAACATGGCTTTGTCGGATTGCTGCGAGGGTAATGCAGCCGACTCCTACTTCACGCTTAAGCTCTTTAACTTGATCGAAGAAAAGCTTAATGAGTTAGGAATGGGTAAGCTTCTTTCCAAACTTATCATGCCTTCCTTATCCACCTTCTCTAAGATGGAACACGCAGGGATGCAAGTGGACGAAGGGAAACTCGGCTCAGTAGGTAGGGGTCTTCGGGTAGCCAATATTGAGGAGGAGGACAACCTGTATATTTTTGATCAGGTGACAACTGATGACAACCTCTCTTCAAATAATGACCTGATCGAGATATTATATACCAGAGAGGAAGGCTTCGGCCTGTATCCTCCTGACCGTACAGCTAAGGGCACACCCTCGGTGTCTGCCCCCACACTTGCACTACTACTGGAACACATTGAAGAGGAGCTAAATCGGCGTGGGTAAGTGGAATTACAGGAACGAAGGAAAAAGAATCAGCCAATCAGTCCTCCAAGGGAAAACTACCGAAGACCTAATAAATTCGCAAAGATTTATCAAGGGCCTTCTGGGGCTTAGGAAGTCTCAGAAGTTGACCAAGACTTATATTGATGGGACCAAAAAAGCTATCGCATATAATGGTATGCCTAGAGTATTTGTGGACTACCGCTTCGATGGTACTGCGACAGGCCGCTTATCTTGTGCAGCCTATACTGCCAAGAAAGCTATGGGTGTTTCTTTCCACACTCTTCCTAGGGACAAGGAGAATAACATTAGAAGTCTCTTCAACTGCCCCAAAGACTATCGTTTCATTACGGTAGACTATGCAGCAATGGAACTGAGAGTCCTAGCACATATTGCCAAGGACGGTAATATGCAGACAGCCTTCATGAAAGGTGCGGACCTTCATACCTATACTGCTCAGATGCTGTTCAACAAGGAGAAGATTAGTAAGGATGAGCGTCAGATAGCTAAGGCTATCTCCTTCCTAATTGCCTACGGGGGTGGAGCTTTCAACCTAGCAGAAACCACAGGTATCACCGTGGGTAAGGCTAGGAGGATCATCGCTAACTATCAGAATGTATACCCAGCCATCTTTGAATACATGGAGTTCGTGGAGAAGTTTATCAAGAAAAATCAGTATGCTTACACTATCTTTGGACGCAGGAGAAATCTTCCTGACATTGCCTCTAAGGACTTCACTGTGGTCAATCGTGCGGCCCGTCAGGGGCTTAACTTTACCATCCAGTCCACTGCATCGGACATCCTCCTATGTGGCCTCCTAGGCTCTGACAGGAGGCTTAAAGAGGAAGGCTTGAGGGCCAAGCCCGTAGCCACAGTACACGATAGTATTGAACTGATTTGTCACAAGGATGACACAGGAAAATGTTTGGAGATTGTTTACGATGAGTTAGTAAATTACCCATTCATCAGGAAACACTTTAATATTCACTTCGATGTTCCTCTAAAGATTGATGCCGAGGTTGGCTTCTCATTCGGTGACGGAGTTGAAGTAGACTTCCAAGAGGGTAAGCCCCAAAATCTCAAAGAGATTCAAGAATATATGAATGATTAGACAAGGAGTATCAATGAAAATCCCAGTATTAGATTATGGTTATGTAGATCTTATCAACCACACCCCTGATGGGGATCTACTAGTAGTAAATGCAGCCCGATGTTCTTTCGATAAGCAGCATGAAGAGTTACACCCTGAGAAGGATGTAAAACTTATTAATTACCTAGCAAAGCATAAGCATGTTCTTCCCTTCCGTCACCCATCGGCTACAGTAAGAATTCATGCACCCCTCTTTGTGCTACGTCAATTAGGTAAGCATCAGGTAGGTTTTTCGTGGAGTGAAGTATCACGTAGATATATTTCAGGAACCCCAGAGCATCATCATCCTGACATCGACCAGATCAGAAAGGCTGCTGACAACGTAAAACAAGGTAGTAGCCTTACTCCTATTGACGAAGCGATGGGGTCAGAGCTTTGGGATGAGATGGATGAGCTATTTGGATTAGCGGATTACGTGTATACTAAAATGCTAGAGGAGGGTGTGTGCCCAGAGCAGGCTCGGATGGTGTTGCCCCAAGCCATGTTTACTACTACAGTAACGACGGGTACCCTGCTAGGTTGGTATCACCTATGGAAGCTTCGCACTGAAGAGCATACCCAATTAGAAACTCAAGCATACGCCAATGCTATTGGGGAAATCCTTAGTAACCTCTTTCCACTAAGCTGGGAGGCTCTATGCGAACACTCTTAATTACTGACCTCCACCTAAACTCTAAGATTCCAGGATTATTAGACAGCCAAGTTAGCTGCTTTCATAAAATTCTAAAAGATGAAAACCCCGATGATGTAATTATCATGGGGGATGTTTTTATGCATAGGAAGCCTACTCCAAGTGAGTTGCTTTCCTTAAAAGAAATCCTAAGGGAATGTACAGGGTCAGAGGGTAGAAAGACAGTTATCATTAGAGGTAATCACGACAGTGAAACAAAAGCAGATGATGGGGTTACTGCTCTAAGTGTTTTTAAAAATGATTATATATCCGTAGTGACTCATGCACACACGGACACAACTAAAAAGAGGGTTTTTATCCCTCACTACGAAAATGAAGAACACATTATTTATTTGTTGGAAATGGTTCCTGAGAATTATACGGTATTTGGTCACTTTGGCTATGCTGGTTGTCTTAACTCCGTTGGTGATGCTGACTTTAGCCTTAGCTTGCGGCATTTTGGTAACACTACTTACCTGGGGCATATTCACAATTTTATGCAGGGACAAGGAGGATTACGCGAAGTTAATACAAAGGTAACCTGCTTAGGGACTCCCTATACTACAAACTATGGGGAAGCATTTAAGGATTCTTTTTATGCTATCTTAGAGGGCGATTCGGTAGAGTATAAGAAACCTAACTGCGGGCCTAGACATTTGGTATACAGTTCTCAAGACTTAGATTACACCACCCCTCGTGGTCGTGAGAACTTGGAAAATGTTAATGATCCTAACTACACTACTTTCCTGAGGGTTATGGTGGATATAGATCACTTCCCAATTCCGTATGATAAATTAAATGTTCACACAATTGATGTGAAATATTCGCCAGTATTCAATGAAGAGGATCTATCATCTTATACTCCCGAAAGAGAGTTGTTCACTATTAATGAGATGATTATTTCTGATTATGTGGAACAAGCAAACTCGACTCTACCATTCAATACATTAATGGAAGGCTATAGGCTACTCAAAGATGCAGATTGTTAAACTAAATATTAAAAATTTCTATTCATTTAAAAATGCCTCTTTAGATCTACGGAACTATAGGGGTCTTACCCTCATTAAAGGAAAGAATAAGGACACAGGAGGGTCGAATGGATCAGGTAAGAGTGCATTAGTAGAGGCAATATATTTTGGCTTAACGGGTAAGACTATTCGAAAGAGCACCGAGGACAGCCTACTAAATAATCAATCTAAAAATAAGTGTTTGGTAGAAGTTCATCTTATTCACAACGATCAGGATATTGTAGTCACCCGCCAGAAGAAACCTACAAAGTTAGAACTAACTGTGTCAGGGGAAAACAAAACATGCGCCTCTGTAGCGGATACTCAGAGAGAGATTGATAGTATTCTAAATATCAATCATAAAGTTTTATTAGCTTCCATGTTCTTTGGGCAAGCCAACGATGTTAACTTCTTGGACTGCACAGCGGATGATAAACGAACTATCATTAGAAATTTTCTCAATCTAGATGACATCTTTCAGATGAGGGATAAGATTAAGTCTCACAAATCTACCTTCTATCAAGGTATGAAAGAGAAGGATGCAATCATTGCTGATAATAATAAAAACATTAAAAAGCTTGACGGGAAGTTAGCCGAGGTGATTGAGGCCCAGAAGCAATACGCTGAGTATGACGAGGAGATTTTGAACCTTAGCTTGGAAGATCTTCTCAAGGCCGAGGAAGAAGAGAGGACTCTAAACTTTAAACTCTCTGGGTATAGAAAAGAGATTAACTCTCTGAAAGGTATTGCGAAGACACTTAAACATGTTATCAAGAACCCTTTAGAGCCTAACACATGTCCCACTTGTGGAGCCGAGCAAGAACCCGAGGTTAACGTCGAGGAAAAGGAAGCAGAACTTGTACACACCGACAGTGTTATAGAACTATGGACAAATAAGATAAAAGAGGAGGAAGCACTTCGGTATACTCCCCCTATTTCTTCATCCCAGTTCTCTAAGATTCAAGGATACAAAGACCTATGCAGAGACGAGACTAACTATGAGGATATGAAACAAGATCTCCTTGTGTCCGTATCTGATGCTCAGACTTCTAAGGATTCTAAAAAAACCTGGTATGAGATTATGAGATTTTGGGAGAAAGCCTTTTCGGAGCAGGGTGTTATCAAACATATCATCAATAATATTTTAGATTACTTTAATGAACGATGTAATTATTACCTGTCATACTTAACAAACTCTAAGTATTCCGTAAAATTTGATGAAGAATTAACCGAAAAAATTGAAACAAATGGAAGACCCCTATCATATATATCGTTATCCGGTGGAGAAAAGAGGAAGCTTAACTTAGCTGTGCTTTTGGGACTAAAAGATCTTTTACTTCTCACGGATAAATCTCATGTGGACTTGCTTTTCTTTGACGAAGTTGCGGAGAACATTGATGAAGAAGGTATCGAAGGTCTTCATCAACTTCTCTTGGAACTTAAAAAGAGCAAGACTATTTTCGTTATTACTCACAATAAATATCTGAAGACCCTCTTGGATTCTTCGCACCGTCTCTCTATCATAAAGCACAAAGGACTATCGACGATTAAGGAATAATATGGCAATTACGACACTGAATAAACTAGGTCAAGAAATTTTTGAAACACGTTACGCTTACCCTGGCGAAACTAAATGGGCCGAAAGGGCTAAAGTAATTGCTAGGACAGTTGCCTCGGCAGAAAAGGATGACGAGAAAGAAAAGGCTGAGAAGAGGTTTTATGAATCTATAGGTTCTGGGGACTTTATTCCTGGAGGTCGAATTATTTTTGGGGCAGGCCGTAATAGAGGGCAGCACAACCTACTAAACTGTTACGTTATTATCCCAGAAGATAGCGTGGACTCCATTGGGAAAACCATCATGGACATGTACAAGATTTCTTGTGCGGGTGGGGGTGTAGGGTTTAATGTTTCTAAGATTCGACCTCGTGGTGATGACATCGGTAGCGTACCCAATTCGGCACCTGGATCTGTATCTGTTCTTCAAATGATTAATGAAGTTGGAGAGCACGTTCGGGCAGGTAAGAATCGACGCACTGCTTTGATGGGCATTCTAAACATCACTCACCCAGATTTAATTGAGTTCCTATCTGTTAAATTAGATCAGGGTCAGCTTAATAACTTTAATATTTCTGTTGCAATCACGGATAGATTCTTGGAAGCTGTTGAGTTAGGAGAGGATTGGTTCTTTAGCTTTAATAATAAGGAGTATCATTCTTACGATCTAATGAGAACTGATGCCGAAGGTAAGACTGAGGTAGTTAAGGTAATTGGTTTGAGCGAGGAAGACTCTTTGACTCGTGCTAATAACTTTCATAAGGTGGGTTGGACTGATACCTTTGAGATGCTTGGGCGTAAGGATATTAAGGCTAGGGAGTTATGGGATAAGATTTGGAAGAACTCTGTCGAGTCTGGTGATCCTGGTATCTACAATATTGATTTAGCTAACAGGTATACCAACGTGTCTTACTTTGAGAAGCTTGATTCAACTAACCCTTGTGGTGAGATTTCTTTACCCTCATATGGTAACTGCTGCTTAGGTAATGTTAACCTATCTAATATGGTTCTGGAAGATGGTTCTGATGTTGATTGGAAGCGTTTGGCAAAGACCGTTCGCACGGGTGTTAGATTTTTAGATAACGTACTTACCATTAATACTTTTCCTACGGACGAATGTAAGACCGTGGCCGATCGTTCACGTAGAGTGGGTCTTGGTGTTACGGGACTTCACTACATGTTTATTAAGTTGGGTATTACTTACGGTGGTGAAAAATGTTTAGAGTTCTTGGAAAGGCTATTCGCAACTATTCGAGATGAAGCCTACAAGATGTCGATCTACCTAGCTAGGGATAAGACTCCTTTTGCGGAGTTTGATTCAAAGAAGTATTTAAATGAAGAGTTTGCAAAAACCCTCCCAGCACGAATCAGAATGCTCATTAAGAGATATGGTGTTCGCAATGCTGTTATGCTTACTATTCCTCCTTGTGGTACTATTTCAATGTTGCATGGGGTAAGCTCGGGCATTGAACCCATCTTCTCTGCAATGTATAACCGTCGTTGGCGTAGTAACAACATCTGGAAGGAGCAATTAGTTGTTGATCCTCTCTTCCAAGAATACTACGACAAAGGCAAACCTTTAGATCCTTTCGTCGGAGCCTACGACGTAGCCCCAGAAGAACACATTAAGGTGCAGGCTACAATCCAGAAGTATATTGATTCGTGCATCTCAAAAACTATCAACCTCCCTTCTACTGCTACTCCAGAGGAGTTCTCTCAAGCAGCCTTGGATTACGCTGGTTACTTGAAGGGTCTGACAGTGTATCGAGCAGGCGCGAAGGAGGGAGAACCCCTCAAGGCTATTGATTTTACTCCAGAAAATATTGAAAAGTATATGGGAGAAAGAGTTGAATCAGCTATGGCAGTAGGGGATGCTTGTTCCCTCGCTGGCGGGGAGTGCGGAGAGTAATATGAAGAAGTTATATGAGTATGCCTGTCATGATTGCAAAGTGAGTTGGGAACGAGAGTACGAGTGGGGCAAGTGTGCCAAGCGTACCAAGTGTCCTGACTGTAAAAAGCTTTGCGGCCAAAACTGGTTAGGACGTGAGTCTATTCCTGTTCACTTTAAAGGTGCAGGATGGACTGGTAAAAATAGTTCTACTGGTCTGAACAAGACTGGAGGATCAGATGAGGTTAACCTTAAACTTCAAGAGCAGTCTAGGGATAGGATCAATGGAGGGTGGAAGCACTACTCCAGGTATACCCCTCCACAGGAATTGCTGGATAACTCTCGTAAGCTATCCGATACTGAGTTGACCGATAGACTCAGTCATTCTAAAAAAATGACCGAGATTAACTATGATAAGTCTGGGCAAAGTCCCTATAAGAAACGCCGCCCCTCAAACACCTAGCAGGTATTTTATACATGTACGAGTTCAGTGAGAACATTCAAAGAGGTATGCTTTACCTATTGAAATCCGATAAGGATTTCTATCTACAAATTGTAAACCTTGTCCAGCCCTCTTACTTTGAGTTTCCTGTGCATGGCAGAATTTATTCTGTTGTTCGGGATCACTACGAAAAGTATAAGTCTCTACCTAATGATGATTTCATTGAGCAGGAGATTAAAAACACAAAGTCTGAGAGGGAGTCCATCCATGACTACACGGACGAGATCCAGTTTATCAACAGGCTGGATACCTCTGCTTTAGACGGTTCTGAGTATTACCTCGACCTAATCGAGACCTTCGCCAAACGCGAAGCTATGAAGGATGCAATTAAGCAGTCCCTTATCCTCATCAAGGAAGACAGGATGGAGGAGACCGAAACCTTAGTCCGCAAAGCCTTGACGGTTAGCCGTAGCGTTGACAATGGTCAGATCTACTTTTCTGATACTAAGGATCGATGGAACAGGACTTATAATGCAGAACAAAAAGACAAGTATAAAACCTTGCTTCCCTCACTCAATCGCTCGTTAGAGGGTGGACTAGGGGAAAAAGAGTTAGCGATGGTGATTGCCCCTCCTGGTGTAGGAAAGTCTTTATGGCTTGTTAATCAGGCAGTGCAATCCATGATGGAGGGTCGCAAGGTTTTATACGTTTCTCTTGAGATGAGTGAGGACAAGATCGCTCAAAGGTTTGACTCGGTTACTACACTTATACCCCAGACCCAGCTAAAGGATCCTTCCGCGCAGATCAAAATAGAGGAACGCCTAAGTATTTTTCGAACTAACTTCCCTGAGGGTAGACTGGTAATTAAAGAGTTCCCGACTGGCACAGCTAATGTGAACAGCCTACGATCACTCCTAGTGCAATTGAAGAACTACGAGGAGTTTGAGCCTGACGTTTTGATTGTGGACTATCTGGAGCTTCTGAGGCCCGTTAGAGAGAACCAGCATGAATATCAGGCACAACAGAGGATTGCGGAGGAACTACGGGGATTGGCTATGGAGACGAAGGCTCTAGTATGGACTGCTACGCAAACTAATCGCCAAGGACGATCTGTAAAGATTATTACAGATGCAGAGCTTGGCGATTCTTACGGAAAAATTCGTACTTGTGACTTTGCGGTATCTCTTAATCAAAGTGAGGAAGAATTTGATAGTGGTCAGATGAGAGCCTATGTGGTAAAGTCCCGTAATGGCAGGCCCCGATTTACCGTTCCCATGGTTATCGACTATAATATCCTAAGAATGTCTGAAGGAGAATCCATTGAAGAAGATGACTAAGCATATTTACGAAATCCTAGAGGAGAAGCCCCATCTCAAGGAAGTTAATGGGGGGTGGGCTACGTTTACTATTAAGGTAGTGGCGGGGCTAAAATCAGGTAAGCAAAATTGCTGGGGAACCTGCGATTTTGACACATATGAAATCCATGTAGAAAAGAAGATGGAAGACGCTGTAGCTAAGGAGACTGTCTTTCACGAAATCTGTCACATGCTCCTAGAGCTTTGTGGCATGGGAGGCGAGGGCGAAGGAGAAAAAGAGGAGTATATTTGGGCTTCTAACGAGAAGCTGACTATAACAATGTCAAGAGCGGTGATCATGTTTACTCGCCTTAACCCTGAACTCGCAAAAGAGCTATTACTATGAAAAAATCTCAAGACCTATTAAACGCATTAGAAGACCTTACTTGGGAGAACTATGTGGATATCGCTGATGGTATTACTCAGTATGATAAGAATAATATTGACGATGAGATGACTCGTCAAGCATCCATTTATTCCTACTATCAAGGACTCCTCTCTATTGCTAAGGCAAGGCTGGATGACTCAAATCTTGATTTGACCACCTATACAGCCAAGACAAGAAAAGAGCGTAAAGAGTCTTGTGTAGCAAAACAAACTTCTAAGGATCTTGATGATTTTGTAGAGTCCTCCTCGGAGTTCTCCCTACATAACACTAAGGTAAATGCCGCCCAGTTTAAGTATACACTTTTAAAGGGTCTGGTATCGTCTTTGGAGCATAAAAAGGATATGTTAGTTCAGCTATCATCCAATCGCCGCTCCGAGACAAATCTTTACAGATAATCTAAAAAATTCGCAAACTACAACTATAATACAGTAACAACAAGCCCAACTAACCACAGGAGGTTTTACATGGCTATCGACTTAGACGCTCTCAGAGCAAAACACGAAGAACTTAGTGGAAACAATACTGGGGGAAATTCAGATTTTCTCGCTAAATTTATCCAACTACAGGAAGGTACTAATGCAGTACGCATCCTTCCTGGCAAGGACGAGGACACTATGTTCTATGCCGAAACAAAGATTCACCGAATCCCAGATGGGCAAGGTGGAACTAAGAATGTCCACTGCCGTAAGATACATGGAGAGGCATGTCCTCTATGTGACTCTTACTTCTCGCTCTGGAAGGAGCCTAACAAGGATGAGGATCTAGCTCGAACGATTAAGCCACGATCCCGCTACTACATGAACGTAGTAGATCGTGAGACTGGAACTGTGAAGATCCTTTCTCTTGGAGTAATTCTTTTTAAGAAGATTATTGCTGCTATGCTAGACGAAGACTTTGGTGATATTACTGATATCAAGTCAGGTCACGACTTTAAGATTATAAAGGTCATGGAAGATAAATGGCCTAAGTATGACCAATCTTCCCCTCGTCCCAAGCCTTCTGAGGCGGGTAGCACGGCTGAAGTTACAACCTGGATGGACTCTCTCCACGACATTCATGGTTTGGTAAAGTTGGAGGATTATGAGGATGTGAAGACTGCCGCAATGGGTCTACTTCCGTCACACGAAGGAAGTAGCCAGAATCCTACAAAAGCCGATGATGTGGCTGATGCTGACTACCTTTCTAAAATGCAGAGTAACTAATTATGAGAAATATTTATCTAACACTTATGTTAACCGCCGTCCTGGGGTTAACGTCTTGCGCCTTCCTTGAGGATGTCTTTGGGGGGATGGTTTTCACGACCGCTGATCAAGTTGTGGAAGGAGGGGAGGCTGCGATCGTCCCCTTCGACCAGCTTCCTGACTCTATTAAGGAAAAGATCCCAGAGGGTACCAACCTCGTTATGACTTCTAAGGACGCTCTTATTGAAGGAGCTACTTATATTCCCACTGGTGGAAGTCTAGACGAGGGAGGCTGGGAGGGCATCTTTAGCACTGTGCTGGGTGCAGCAACCGCTTTTATTCCAAGTCTTGTGGCTTGGGAAGGTGTACTTACCTTGTTTAGTAAGCGAAAGCGAAAGCACTACTTTGAGGCTGTCAAGTCCATTGTTCCTACCGATAAGAAGATGGACCTTGGAGGTGCCCTGAAGGGTATTGCATCAGCATTGGGTGCTTCCCACTCATCGGAAGGAACTGGTATCCTTTACGCTGAGGAACTAGAGGAAGAAGCTGAAGAAGAAGCCTAGTTAAATTAGGTTCAGACTATAATAGGAGTAAGGGAGTAAATACCCTTCACTCCTATTTTTTTAGATAAATTTATGAACAGAAAACTTAGAATATTGTGTGCCCCTGCTAATGAAGGGGGTTGCTCCTACTATAGAGTTATTGGCCCCATGAGGAAGCTCAAAGAGCTATACGGGGATCAATTAGAGTTTAGGTATAATCTAAACCCTCTCGGGATTACAGAGACTGGCCCAAACGCAGGAACTTGGCAAGAGGACTGGGATTTTGAAGATATGAAGTGGGCAGATATTATCTGGACTAATAACATTTCTAATTGGGGTGGTCCCTACACTGCCAGAATTGTAGGGAAAGCTAAAGAGTTCGGTAAGTTTGTTCATTACGATACGGATGACCTATTGACAGACCTATACGAAGGTCATCGCTTGTATGGCACATATAAGGAAAGAAATCTTGAGGAGATTACGAAGTTTATCTATAACAATGCGGACTTGGTTACGGTTACTCAACGTAAGTTTGCAGAACGGGTTAAGCCTTTCTGTGGGGGTGTTCTAGCAATTGTAAAGAATGCTATTGATTACGAGCTTCCTTCTTGGTGTGTTCCTAAGTCTAAACCCAGGAAGAAGAATATTATTCGCATCGGATGGGCAGGGGGTATCCACCATGAGGAAGATGTCAAGGAGTTCGCGGGAGTTCCTCACATGGTTAACCAGAGAGTAGGTAGAGAAAATGTTCATTGGGGTTTCTATGGTGCTCCTTTAGCCGTTAAGGATGGAGATAAAAACGAATGGCAGCATCAAGTATGGAGAAACTATAAGAAGATGTTATTAAGGGGTTATTCAGGACCCTCTAATTGGCAGATATATAACGCTCTCCCCCCAGATAACTATGGAGGATTATATTCTAACGTAGACCTTGCAATTGCACCCCTTCAGATGAATGCTTTTAATGATTCTAAGTCTGAGATTAAGATCGCGGAATGCGGAAGGTATAAGATCCCGCTAATTGCGTCAGATGTTGGTTGCTATGATGAGACGATTGTTAATGGAAAAACAGGATACTTAATCCCTGCTAATGCTCCCAAGTCTGAGTGGGTGAAGATATTAACTAAGTGTATCAAAAACCCTAACCATATCAAGGATATGGGAGAAGCTCTGCATGAAGTAACTGAAAAGTATTTTGACCTTAACAAGGTGGTTAAACACCGATTAGAACTTTATGAGCAATCTATGGGACTAGTACAAGGCAGGGATGGAGATGAAAAAATAACCTATAATACGGAGTGGAGTTTCGATGACTAGTACGACGGTAATTATTAAGACTATTGGACGCAAGACATTAAAAGATGCCATTGCCTCAGCACATCGAGAGGGCTTCCGTCCTATCGTTATTTCTGATGGAGTTAATACGGCTGCTAACAACTGTGTTTATATTCAACTAGGTAAGAAATGGGGAATGTATGGAGGTATGTGCGCTAATGTTGCTGCTGCCATCGTTAAAACTCCTTTTATTACTTTTCTCGATGATGATGACGTTTTTCTTCCTGGAGCGGGGAATGTTATCAGAAGTAAACTTAAAGAAAAGACTGATGTTGATGTTTGGATTGGGGGGGTAAGATTTAATGTTCCTATTATGCTTGCTGATAAAGAAGGGAACGAGCTTTTTCGGGGTAATGATCTAGCGATGCGGCCTGAGTGGGGGCTAACCCTTGGAAATGTAGCAATGCCGACCTATAGAACTGATGTCTTTGCCAAGATTCCGTTTACAGACTCCCTTCCTGAAGAGGTGCAGGGTATGTCTGATTTATTTCATGTGAGGGCCTGTGAAGCAAAAGGATTTAAAATTGATTGGTTTTGCAATAAAGGTGATCAGCCTTTATACCATGTTAGACCTCATACTAGAAATGATCCTATAAATGAGGCCATGGCAAACGGTAGGGGAAAACAATGATACCTAAAGTAATTCATCAGATATGGTTAGGAGATCAAAAACAACGTCCCACTCCACTAATACAAACGTGGAAGGATATGAATCCCGAGTGGGAACACAAGCTCTGGACTGAAGAGAATATTCCCCAATTACGTTGCCAAGAACAGTTTGATGCGATGAAGGAATTGGCAGGTAAGGCTGATATTCTACGTTATGAGATTTTATATAATGAAGGAGGCTTTTACATTGATGCAGATGCTGAGTGT